GATCACTTTGCTGAATCTTCGACTCTTTTTCGGGCTCTTGAGATTGTTTAGCCAGGGCTTGTTGCCTCCAGTATTCTCTCTCTTCTTCCGCAGCTGACAACTTACTGTTGAGCTTGTCGATTCTTCGCTTGAATCCGCGCTTTGGCTTTGGCTTTTTAGTGGCCTCGTCCTCTTCGCTTTCTTCGTCTTCACCTTCGTCTGAAGAGTCCGAATCTTCAGTGTCGTTAGTTTCGTCTTGCTCGCTTTGAGCTGACTCGGCTACTTCTTCAGTTTGCTCTTGAGAATCGTCGGCAGAATCGTCTGCGCTAGTCTCTTCAACAGCATCAACTTGCAAACCACCTTGGGCAGCAAGAACTTCTTCTTGAGTGTCCGTACTGGACTCTACTTGTATTGACATAGATTAGTTCTCCATGAATTCACCTGGTGTGGGCCCGCCAGTAGGGTTAAAGTTGGTAGGAGCCATGCTTTCTTGAGCAACAGTCCTTGCACTTAAAACTTTTTGTTTTTGGTCTAGTTGATTGATCTCAGCCCGAAAGGACTCTCTCGAATCTGCAGAGTCTTCTTTAAGAAGGGCTATGCGAAGATCAGTTTCGGCTTTGAGCATTTCGATGCGCTCTTTAGATTCAAGCTCGAGTGTCTTGCGCTCGATCTTGTCTTGGGCCTGATTAAGTTGACCGGTCATTTGTTCAATGACTTGAGTCATTTGCTGCAATTGCGCTTGGATCTCTGGTGGAACTTTAGCTTTATCGTCGCCCATTTCCTCGAGAATTCCGGGAGGAAGAGTTTTCTTCAGGCGCTCGGAAATTTCGTCAGCCCCTTCAACGTCCATATTCTTGACTAAAATATCGCCTGAAAGCTCGGCAAGCCGTGGATAACTTTGGATGAGCTGTAGTAATTGATCGACAGTCTCTTGTCTTTTCGTTGCGTAACTAGGGCCAGTCGACACAGAAACGTCATATTTACCGTGGTTAAGCTTAAGGTCTTTAGGCTCACCGTCTTTCATAACAAGTTGATTGATTAACTGAATTTCAGCTTGATCATTCTCGCCAATGATTCGGATAGCGCGAGGCGTGTCGTAAATCTTTGGGATTAATTCAATTAGAATTCGCCCACTGTGATTAAGTGAGCGCGTGAGATTGTCGACATAATGAAAGTTGTTTGTTTGCGCCTGGTGGTTTCGGCGCTGAATGGCAATCCCACTGTTTTCGTTTGATCTATTGCCAAGAGAAGCGTCATAAATGCCGGTCGTGGCTTTCATGTCTTCACTTGATTGCATCCGAGCGTTTGTGATTGCTCCGACTGGTGCTTCAAAAGCGTTTCGCTGTGGAGGAGGCGCTGGTTGACCGTTGGCAAGAGTCTTTGGCTTGTATTGTAAAAAGGCTAGGTTTCGTCTGTTAGAAGAATCCCACTGATCTTCGTGCCCTTCAAATTGCCCCTCGGCTCCAATGTAAGGCGCTTTAGGAGCAAGAGCAATGGCTTCAGTCTCGGCACTAACCCAAAAGTTATACATACGCTGTGAATCTCTTGCGTGGCGTACAATGCCCTCGAGCACTCGTTTGCCATCAATCCACAACTCATCGCCAAAAACGGGAATCAATGGAATCCACTGACTCAGCCACTCGGTCTCATCCCAAAACTCAAAGCCATTAAATAAACTGTGCTTAACTTTGACTCTGGTTGTTTCGCGCTCTTTAACTATATAAAGCTCATCTTCATAGGGATCAGCCTCGGCCTCTTCTTTGGTTCTTATATTCTCTGGAAGGTCTTTCTTCTCAACCGTTGACCCGTCACTAAGAAGATAGATTTTTACTTGAATGAATTCTTTTTCGTAATATTCAGTGACTCGGCAAGAATCTTTGCCAACCCAATTTTCAGTCCCGTCAGTGAGTCCGCCCCAATCGGTCATTTTAGCAAGGTCGGTATCGGGAAATTGCGCGAGATAATCATCTCTATTATAAGTCTCAGTAACAAAGGCCCAGTTCATGTCGGAGCCATCGGGCTCTGTGAAATAAGGATCTATGTAGACTGAGAAATCGTCCTTGATTTTCTTGATCTTTAGTTCTTGGTCAAAAGAATTTGAATCACAGTAATCGGCGGTAATGCGAAAGAATCCAAAGCCCTTAGTGACAGCCCCCTCGAAAGCAGTGTCGTAGGCAACGTCAGCCCTTGAGTCTTTTTCAATGTGGCGAATAATACCTTGCAAGATTTTTGCGATATCCTTGTCGGCATTATCATCAACGGCATTTACTTTTATTGAAGGTCTATTTTGTCTTTGATCATTTGTGACTTGTCTAACGAACTGTGGAATCCGGTTAACTGTTAAACAAGGCCTGTCATCGGCATCACGCTCAGCACGAATATTATCGGGCCATTGATCACCGGCCCTGAATTCAACATCAATCTTTGCTTCTTTTCTGATCTCAGACCAAGCTTCAATAGCAAGTTCAAGGCGCGTTCTAGCCGTTGCTGCGCGCGAATCTTTATCAGCTTTTTCTTTTTTGGATACCACAAGGCAAGTTTATTCCCCGTAGCTTTAAACTAAAGATATAGATAATCTATATGATTTCTATATTAGCCCATCCACCCAGTACCTCTGCCACTTCCATAAGAAGCACTACTTGTTTTTTTAATCACTGGTTTTGTTTTAGCAATCTCAAGGCCCGACATTACAAGGTAGCGAATCGTATCCATTATGTGATCACTTGCTTTTACAATCTTGCCTTTATCATCACGCCTATAAATTCTAAATTCCCCTAATGTATTATTAAGGCTCTTAAAAATCTTTAGCCTTCCACTCGACATTCTTTGCCAAACTTCATAGATGCCAGACTCGACTCCGTTAAAGGCCACTTGTAAGTCTAGGCCCAAGTCCACATAGTCTTGCATGAGCTGTGAGCCATCTCTTTGCCCCCTGCCTCTTGCCGCCGGATCTATGACTCCCGGAATCCACTCACCTCTTGCGCGAATACTTTGCGCGTGGATCACGGGCTCAGCTTGCCCCATATAATGCTCACTATATAGATAAAGAACATCGGTCTCCCGGTCTAACGCTCCCCAAATTGCTGCGGTCCTATTCCACCCAACATCAAGTGCGAAGGCTTTTGCAAAATGGTCTGGGATTGCGAAATCATCAACTACTAGGTCAGTCTCGGGCACCGGGTAAATCGCGCCACTTCCTAATTGCGGGATACCCTTAGACCTTGCATCCCTTTGATGGGGCGGCATCGCGGCCCAAAGCTCGTCTTTTTCCTTTTGAGATAAATGGGGGGCATCGTCCCAAGTTCCCATGGCGACAAACTTTGAGCCGGTTGCCTTTTCATCTAATTTTCCACCTGGAAGAAAGGAGAGAACCACGTCACTTAAACCCTTCAAGGGCGTAAATGTTAAGAGCATGAGTCTTTGTACTTCCCCTTCTTCAGTCTTCATAGTTCTTAGTAAACATTCTGTATAAACGTCTTGTGGGGGCTCCTCATCAAGCCAAATTAAGTCAATCTTTGTTCCCTGAAAGGCTTTTCTTTTTTGATCATAGGACTTGAAGCTAATCTTGCTCACGCCGCCACTTGCATGTTGCACATAGACCGTTTCAAAAGCCTCACTAACACCTTGCTTTGTAGTCTTCTTAAGGATTAGGTCTTGTGGGATTAAGCCCGTACCGACCGAATGAAACGGCCCTAGAAGCTTATGCTGAATGATGTCTCTGACTGTGGTGTTGGTGTCACCTGCCGCCCAAGCGTCAATAGGCCTGTTAAACCTAACACCAGTCCACCACTTAGGATAAAGCCCGGTTAAATGAAGAGTAGTCTCATAGCCGCCGATTCCTTCAGTTTTCCCGAAACGGTTTGCTGCGAGCATGAGCCTTTCTCGAAAGTTAGGCCCAGCCTCAAAAAATGAAATATGCTTTTTGTAAAGTTCTCGCCGCAGCGGCCCCTTGTCCGGGTAATAAGAAAAGAGTCTTTGCGTTTTCTTGCGCCGATCTTTTTCTTCGAGGAGCTTTAAAACTTCGAGCTTCTTATCTAGGCTCATTGATTCGCTTCTTTGCTATCTCAAAGCCAGCGTCTTCAATGTTCACAGCCATACGATGGTAAGTCCTGGTACCGCCAAAAGATAAGACATGACCACCG